CACTATGATTAAGTTAATTCTAGTTGGTATTCTCCTCCTGATGTCTATCGTCTCCACAGGCGCACTCCTGTACTCTTGTTTCTTTAACACAGAGATCACAGCAGGACCAGAGGATGAATACTTCAATGATTGATATTCTTATTGGCATTATTCTTGTTGTATTTGTAAGTTATGTTGCAAAGGAGTATTTCAAAGATGATAGTTGATCTGTTACAGTTTACTGGGTTCATGATCTTCCTTGGAACATTCTCCTTTGGTGGCATTATTGTCGTTTCGCTTATATGTGAGAAGCATAGAGTGATTAAGACAGAAGAGATTCAAGGTGCAATGGATAGCACCGAGATAGACAGGACCGCCTGAATCCTGTCGCCTGACTAGTGGGGCATGCACCATGTATCATGTGTCGTGCCTCTGTCCCACGCTCCCCCTCCCCCTAGAAGTGACCCCCCCCATTGGTCAGGGGTAGGAATCCTACTTTGAGGGGTTACAGGTTAGCGAGACTCTAGAAAGTTTTACCGACCCCGATTTAAAAAAAATTCTCCGAGGAAAAAATGCCTCGATGAAAACCCGCATGACTGAACAGACTATGCCATACTATGCCCGACTATGGGTTACTACACAGCAGAGGAAGAAACATTATGAAAATTGAACGGGACTCCTAAGAATTTGAAGATGCATTGCGTAAACTACTCATTTCTTCACAGAAGTTGGATAAATAGTTCTGCGCAGACTGCGCTCGCGGTAATGGTGTAGGAATCCTCCTGCACTACTCATAGAAAGGAATCTACTATGGAAGTTGAATCACCGAACTCCTCTCCAGTAGCAGGTTATCGTGATGTTGAAGTGTTGTTCAATAACTGCTCTGACCCAATAGAGTTTCGAGTATACGAGTCAATGTACCTACGTGCATACGACTCTTTCTACTCTGAAGGTGCTACCCCAAAGTTTTTCTGGATCGTTGGATACGAACTCATCGACGGTGTACCATCAGAAAATCGTACCCACGCCAACCTCGCCAATATCTGCTCCATTAAGATCATTGGTAAAAAAGGACATGAATCCTGCTTTCCCCCAAACTGAGAAGAGTTTTATATTATGAATGACGATAGTGATAATGTTGTAAGTCTGGATAAGTTTCGTAGTGAAAAGAATCGACCTGAAGATTGTGACGAGCAATTCTTCCCGCCGTTGGACCTTGATGCGGAGCAGGTCGATTCTATACTCCAGAATCTAGACGAGTTGTTGGCATCCATCAAGGATCCCCTTGAACCAGACTACCACCACTACACCTCACTACACACTGTGCTACAGATGTTGCTAGATAACATGGACTATGCGCAGGACTCACCCGTAGCAGAATACGATGACGATGTGAAGATGCATCTCTTTTACGCCAAGGACCATTTATATAAGGTCGGCGATCTCATCAAGAACAAACTACCCAAGGAAGATTAATTATGACACCCCGCGAAGCACTCTACCATCTGGTCATGGAACTGGGTCCAGTACCACAGACCACCCGCAACGACAACCTCACTCCGAAGGAAGTTCTTCTTCGAGACTCAGTCAACGTTCTACAGGAACTGATTAAGGAAGACGAGTCATCTGCGCAGAGCGACTACGCGGAACTGCGAGAGTCACTCAACGAGTACTGGCGCCATACTATCGCCAAACAGTAACACGCGAGTGGCGAACTGTCGGGGCGAGTCAGAGAGGGTTTTCTACCGCACGGCAGACCGCAGAGCGAGACGGCATATGAGTGAAACAATTCAATGAGGGAATTCCCAGATACACTCCACGTAAGAGGGGGAACAGGCGCAGGAGATATGATAATGCATCTCGCCTGTGCACACGCATGGAGTTTTCGCTATGACCTGAGAGTGGATCTCTCGTTTCACTGGGAAGAAAAGGGCGACTGGATCTTTCACCCGCACGATACCGAGTCTGTCTGCGAGAGACTCTCGAATATGCACTCCAAGATGCTGGGATCAGAACGAGTTACCCTAGAGCATTTCTGGGAATCAGATATGTTCTCCTATGCCAACTGCATGATGGATGACCAGCAAGCACGTGTGCGGTTGCAACCCCATCGATACTTCTTAGAGTCTCAACAATCTGGAGGAAGAAACTTCTGTCTGGAGGATCACTGGTATCCTGACTGGCAATTCAAAGAAGAACCTCACAGGCGAGACAAGACGATTGTCTATTGGGACAACGGCAAGAATGCGGGAGACATCAAAGACTATAAGAGCGTGATGCACTGGGCACCAGTCCAACTTACCCTTGACCGAATGTTCCCAGAGCATAGGGTGGTAGCACTCAGTTACAGGGACTCCTTTGAAACTGCATATAACGCCATACAAGGGTGCGACTTTGTTGTTGGTTACGACGGCATGTGGCACTATGTGGCGCGTTTGATGGGCAAGCATTTCATCACCATCACAGGAGACATGATCCTGCCTCTGCATATGACCACCCCACAAGAGGGAGTGTTCATTCTTCCAAACCATTTCTGGCGACACCTAGAGAATATGCGAAACGAGGAATACCGCGAGTTGATGATTGATTACTCACACAGTGCATGGAAGCGCAGGTTGTTCCATATTGTAGACCCCAACCACATGGGTTATAATAACCAAACCTCCTCCTACATAACTATGACGAGAGAACTAGGTCAATTTAAGAGACACGAGGAATTCTAATGAACACCGAGGGAAAGGGACTTGATATCCATAACTTCTCTATTGGCGTAATGCGCGATTGGTTTGACCGTGACTACATGGCAGACCTGACCTCCAAGTGTGAGAATAAGTTTAACCAGCAACTGTACGCACAAGAGCGCGACTCTGACAATTCTGCTGGAACCTTTGACCAGTTTAACGGCGTCAACTATCAGAACAACTCCAAGCGATGGGACCAGTCATTCAGTATGGATGCATTTGGTTCCTTCGCCGAGGATGCAGACTATATCAAGGAGCACTTGTTCGAAGGTGCCGAACTATACTTCCGCACCCTTATGGAAGCGAGTGGCGTGAGGGAGTCGGCACACCGAACTATAGACAATGGACTGAAGGTCCAGCGCACTCCTCCAGGAGGCGGGTTCAATCAAGCGCACTGGGAACAGGGTCCAGGACTTGACGTCTGTAGCAGGTATGCTGTATGGATGATATATCTAAATGATGTACCGAATGGGGGCAAGACCACTTTCCCTATCCAGAACATGGACGTCACACCACAGGCAGGAACGCTGTTAGTTTGGCCAGCAGCGTATACTCACCCGCACCATGGCAATCCTCCTATTGATTGCTGGAAGTATGTGATAACTGGTTGGTTCAAATACACAACCGCTAAAGTCGTTGATGATGAGTACGAGCAGTATGGACCTAAAGAGAGCAGTGATTGAAGTAATTGGTGGGTGTAACTACACCTGTCAGATGTGTCCACAAACCAGTCCAGGTCGAGGCAAAGACTGGACTCGTAAAATGCCACTCAACAAATTCACATCGATCCTTGATCAAATCACTCCAAAGTACGGGACTCCTCAGATAAACCTCGAGGGTTCAGGGGAACCTACGCTCGCGAAAGACTTACACAAGTACATCGCTGAGGTGAAGAGTCGTGGACTGAAGTGCTACATCTACACCAACGGGTTCAACCTGCAAGGCGACTACATGAAGCGAGTCATCGACGCAGGCATAGATTTCATTAGAGTCTCTGTTATCGGATACGACGCGGCGACCTACAACCAGTGGATGGATGTTGATAACTTCCACCAGATCCGAAACAACCTGATGAACTTGCAGAGTTACATCCAGTCATCTGGATCTGTCTGCGAGTTGAGCACGTACCACCTGATCACCGACAACAACCAGATCGAGTATGAGGTGAGCGAGTATCGCCAGAACTTTATTATGCACGTGAACAGCAAGGCATACATCTGGAAGATGCACAACTGGTCAGGCAACTATGACCCACAGGGTAACGCAAGGAATCCTATGGATCGCAAGACCTGTGGGCGACCACATGGACCAGAGATAACGGTTCGTGCTGGTGGTGTCGGTGGGGCGACTGGCGCCATGACTCCCTGCTGTCAGACTCTGGGTCCACCCAACGAAGCGAAGTCTGTGCTGGGTCACCTGAGTGAGCAAACGTTTGAAGAAGTTTTCTATGGCGAGAAGTATGAGGAGTTGCGTCTTGCCCATGAGGAAGAGCGATTCGACGACATAGACTATTGCAAGAACTGCGACTTCCTGTACGACGACCCCGAAGTATTGGTATGGTCCAACGATGGTGCGGCGCGAACCAAGCATATGCTGGGCACCGACTTCTCCCTGAGAGAGACCCTGATAGTGAGCGACCGCGACACACGTAAGTGATTGATTCTATTCAGGTTTCTTAACTTTGCGTTTGTACTCCCCAAAGGATATAATAGTCTCATAGTTGATTGAATGAGATTATTGAAATGACTACCAACCGCGTCCTCCGCATCCTCGCCCTCCGACTCGACGCTGCTCGTCGTGACCTGCACGCTGGGGTCATTAGTGACTCAGAGTACCGCGCGATCCGTGCAGAACTCTGGTGTATCGAGCAAGATGTTATCGCTGAAGGAGAAGCAGCATGAACGACCTGAAAGAAACCCTGTTTGGTATTCTGGTTATGTCCGCTATTGGCGCTGGCATGGGCGCTATGTTGGCGCTGTTCATATGATGCCATTTACTCTAGGTGCTGCCCTCAAAGACGAGAACGGTTTACCAAGCAACGGACTGAGGAACTTTGTTCCCCATGCTGATGTGGAAACTGCGTTGGATGTTGGGTTTACTATGCTCACTTTGCTTGCCGAAGTTCCAGACTATATAGATGCAGCGAAGCAAGAGGGAATAGTCATTCACTATGATTGAAGAACCGAATTGGCGATACGAATTAGATCGTGCCATAATAAAAAGGAACCTACTCGTTCGAGAAGCAGCAGAGATCGACGAGCGGTATAATGACCTACAAGTACAAAGAGAGAAACTGACTGCCTTGGTTGAAGCAGGCGATCAGCGTTCTGAGATCTTTGGGGTCAAGTATGGCAAGAATCTTGTCGCCGAGGCATATCGAGAATTGGTCATGGTGCGAGACCAGATCACTTTGGTATCGAAAGATAGAATCCGACTCAGGCACGATTGGCGAGACTCGGACTATGCGATCAACTTTCTTCGAGATAGATTAAAGATGGACAAGGAGGGTGCTCTGTAATGGCAACGAGTCATAGCGAGACAACCGAACCAGGATTAGACTGGTATCTGAAATGGTTGTCAACAATCCTCATACTGACTAGCGTAGCGTTTAGATCCGCTGGACCAGAATACCGTGAGTGGGATATCACAATCGGTTTCGTTGCCACCATTGGGTGGACCTGTGTATCAATCATGTGGAATGACCGAGCACTGATTCTTCTCAATGGAGTCATGGGCGCGTTGTTGGCGTCTTCTCTTATACGGTTGTATTTCTAGCATGGACGCAGTAATGAACGAAGAACTTAAAGTTGCGGTACAGATCCTGATCTTCGGATTGGTGGTTGTAGCGCGACTCCATATGACTTCCCACCTCGCAAGGAAGCGAGTCTGGGGATTCGGAATGAATTTGATCGCAGGTGTCGGTTATGTCTGTTTGATGGCATACAGTGGGTTGTTCATACTCGCTGCTATGGATATCGTGATCATGTGTTTGGACGCACGAGGCGTCCGTAACAATCTCAGAGACTTGGAAGGTCCACTGACCCGACAGTCTGCTGATGAATGTGACCAACCCAACTGAGAAACTTTATTATGATTGACCAATTCACCTACCACCTATGCAATAAGACAGGCGACGTTACCGTCCATGCCCGTCAAAAGATCTTGGAGTCTATCTCGTCAGTATTTTCTGACGTCTATGTCTCTGAGGACTGCATCATCATCGCCGACCCCAGTGCTGACAAGCACGACCTCGAGAGCATTCTGCTCGCACAGAGGTGCTTCTAAGTTATTGATTCTATTCATCTTTCTCAATATTGCCTGTGTACATAAAACCGACTATAATATGTCTTGTAAGGTTGATAAATAATTGTTGAAAGGTAAAATGAATATGAAAAAAGTAGTCACTGCTCTCGCCCTCCTCGTCGCTTCCCCTGCCCTTATGGCAGAAAATCACGACGTTGGTGTAGCGGGTATTGATTATGAAATCCTCGTCCATAATGTCGACATCCGTGTTATTGAAAGTACCACTAAGACCTCTAAGTATTGCGGTCATGGTGTCCACGGTTGCGCCATCCTCGGTCGCGCTCGTAATGAGGATGACTCCTTTCGCGCCGCCTGTAATATCTACGTCAAGAAAGACTCCGCTATCACTAAGCGTGATCTGGAAATCACTGTAAATCACGAAATGAAGCACTGCTATGGTTGGAACCATAAAGAGATGCCCCGTGCTATTCGTGGTCGTTCTTTTAGTTCTCAGCAAGATTGGTTGGTGCGTAACCATAAAATCTGGAACGCTCTTCCAGAAGATCAGTTGACCATTCTTAATTCTTCAAAGTAATCGGAGTTCTTATGATAGTACGCTACTACAAAGCAAAGTTGACCCACGAAGAAGTTCTTGATGCGCCAGCAGACAAGGTGGTCAACTTCAAAGACCCAGTGTCTCTGTTCCATAGTGGTTGGGAAATAATGAACGATCCAGAGAACGAGTTCAATACCGCCATGACGATTGGCGCCAACGATGAACCTGGACTGTACTATAGCAACCAGAACCGTCACAATCGTTTTGTCGCTCAGGCGTTTGAGTCACTCCAATCTGGAGAGTATCGATGAGAATGAAGATCATCCGCGAGACCACGAACTTCACCAAGGTGGAGTACAGCGTACCCAAGCACGACTATATGGTCGAGGGTGGGCACGGTGGTCGCCTGATTGCTATGCGCAAGGAAGGCAAGGAAGACTGGATGAAGTTTAGCAAGGCAATCCCGTTCTCTAAGAAGCACCGCACGTTCAAGGAACTGCGCGAAGATCTACCGACTGAGTTCGTCAAACCCACCCAGTCTAATCCATGGGACAACAAATCCTATAATTCACTTGAGGCATTCATGGCATGATGAAAGCATATATCCTATCACCCCAAGCGCCCAACGCAGTCTGTAAGGTTCTGTATGGCGAGACTCCCGACGGTCGTTATGTCGAGTTGCGTGAGGTTTACGAGTTTGCTATGTTTGAGTTGGACTTCGATACTGAAGACACTCAGGCGAGGGATATGCTCGAAAGCGCATCCTGCGTCTCCGACCTACGGTTCTTCAGTGACCGCGTGGAAGTGCTGGAGTACAGCAACCTAGTGAGACTTGACTATACCCTTGACGGTGTTACGTCAGATGCGGTAGACTTCGATATCCAAGGTAAGTATTGGGAAATTAATTCTACTATGAGCATCGAGGAGAGATCATGAAAGTTATTGTCACAAGTCCACCCGCTGCCAGTCGAGTCTGGTATGAGCACGCAGTCGGGCAGGTGTTCGAAGTAATCTACGAGACCCCAGCAGAGTATTATGTTAAGACAGGCGACGGAATGAACACTGGTAATTTTATCCAGAAGTCTGATGCCAAAGTATTGTTGAACGATTAAGGAAATCGAAATGAAAGCGAAGAAGATAATCCCCACACCCGTTGATGTTGTAGGTCGTAATGTTTCTTGGAGAAACGAGGGTGGACATACCCTGTACGGCGAAGTCATAAAAGTTGGTTTCAAATATCACCCGCATCCTAAATACCCTAACACCTCTCTGCGTATTACTACGAAGGTGTTGACCCTGCTTATGGCAGACGGTCGAGTGTTCAAGGTATCAGGTGAGATGAAAGACCTGAAGCGTATGGGTATGGTCGCTGATACTAAGGTGGTTGTCGAGGACTTCTAATGCGTGCGCTCGCTCTTTTGTTCCTGATCCCTTCCCTGTCTTTCGCCTATGGCGATGCTGACGGAGCGGAAGTAATGTGCCTCGCTGAGAACATCTATCACGAGGCAAGAGGCGAAGGGTACGAAGGCATGTTCGCTGTTGGTCACGTCACTATGAACCGAGTTGAATCCTCACGATTCCCCGACACGGTTTGTGGCGTTGTCCGACAGGCGAAGTATATCAAGTCGTGGCGAACTGGAGAAATGGTTCCCGCAAGAAACAGGTGCCAGTTTAGTTGGTACTGCGACGGTAGACCAGAAGTGATCAACAAAGAGTCCAAGGAATGGCGAAACTCTTTGACGATTGCTGCTGCGTCGTTTTACCGTTTGGATGGAGAGGACACCACAGATGGTTCCATGTGGTACCATGCACAGCGGGTCACTCCATATTGGGCAAATAGTATGTATAAAGTGAGACAAGTAAACAATCATATCTTTTACAGGCAGTAAACATATGAAATACATCACACTTTTTAGTTCACTATCCATTGCGGGTGTTGCCGCATGGTACTCCATCGCCGGACTCATGGCGATCTTTTCTGGTTCCCCGATCCCTATCGCCATCATGGGCGGTGTGTTGGAAGTCGGCAAACTAGTCACAGCATCATGGTTGCACAACCGTTGGTCTGAGATCAACTGGTGGATGAAAACCTATCTGACCTCGGCGGTGTTCACGCTCATGGTCATCACTTCATTGGGCATCTTTGGTTTCCTATCCAAAGCGCACCTTGAGCACTCCGTTGCCACTGCTGGCAATCAGGAAGTCGCCACAGAATCTATCGAACGTAGGATAGCACGACAACAGAGCATCGTTGATGATGCCGAGTTGGTACTGGGTCAGTTAGACCAGCAGGTACAAGTGCTGATCGACTATGACCGTATCCGTGGCAAGGAAGGTGCCATGGCGGTACGCAAGGAACAGAAAGAAGAACGTTCCGAATTGAATACTCAGATCGACGAGGCAACCGATGTCATAATCGAACTCAACAAACAACTAGACTACGCCAAGCGTAAGCAGTTGGAGATCGAAGTCGAAGTCGGTCCACTGAAGTACATCGCCGAACTGATCTACGGTGAGGAAGAAGCGGCGAACAATTTCGACCGTGCTGTCCGTTTCGTTATCATCCTGCTGATCGTAGTGTTTGACCCTCTGGCAATCGTATTGTTACTGGCGGCAAACCACGAATTCAGAAGGCAGGTGAAGGACAAGATGTTCTATGACGATGGCAACCTGCGCGTTGACCCATCCAATGTGGTAGACGTTAACGACCACCTGTCATCTTTCGAGGCAAAGACTGCCCCTGTTGAAGTAGCACCAGTCCCTGTCGTTGAACCTGAAGAGGAATGGATTGAAGATGAAATCCCTCACGACGAAGACATCTCCGAATACAAGGTTGTGTCGTACGAAGACGAACCTGAGTTGGCACAGATGACTGAAGAAGAACGACGCAGGTACATGGGCGCGTATGATTTAAAACCTGAAATAAAGACTTGACTATGAGAGTGAATTGAGGGAGAATTATATTATGAATGTATTTCCTATAGAATATGACAAAGCGGGCAACCCATGCCCGATCTTATCGGCAAGAACTCAGTGCGACCAACACGCACAGAAGATGTACCTCGAGTCTGCCCAGATGCTTTCCACCGCCCACCGTCTACTCGACGGTGAGGTGGGGTTTGTTCCGAGTACAGACAAGCAAGGCAACATGGTCTACTTGAAGTCAGGTAAACTCCGAGTCAAGAAGCAGTACAGACTCGACGACGACCGAGATGGTCTCCTGTATGCAGCGGTACACCCCAAGCACCCAACCACTCTATGGACTATGGAGTCTACTGAGAACTACGACTGGCACTATGCCCACTTCGTCGAGTTGCTCAACGAATTCGAGCGACGACACAAGAAGTTGCCCAAGACAGCAGCACTGAAAGATATCCTGAAGCGACATCCCAACAACATCCCCAAAGTACCAGCGACTCCAATCAAACTCGCCATGGCGCAGTTTCCGCATTGCGTAGTTCGTGGACCTGACGGTGTCGTCAACGTTGTAGAGTCTTACAGGAACTTCTATATAGAGGACAAGGAAAGATTTGCCACATGGAACAAAGGCAGGTCTGCACCCCAGTGGTGGATTGAGCGGACACAAGGAGTTTAGTTATGAATTCATGGATGACCACATTCTTCCAACGTAAGGGCGAGCAAGCAAAGGAGTTTCTTGAGCAACCAGTCGAGAACAATCCTGTTGATCGAGCGATCGTTGAGAACCTTCCAGGAACAGAGAACAATCACGTGAACGAAGTTTATCAGGCGCGATGGGTTTGGTACCATACCATCCTCGCACTGGAACTGTTCTTCACTAACGTATTCCTGTTTATCCTTATTGTCATCAACTTGGTGAAGTAATGAGCGAAACGAAAAGAGGCAACACACGACTCTTCAACATCCGTGTGCCAGAGTATCTTCATGGGCAGTTTAAAGAAGTTGCCAAGGAACGTGGTGTTTCTATGGCGAACCTTCTTATCGGTTACATGGAGCGAGTGGTCGAAGGTACTGATGAAGCAGTTACCAAGACAAAAGAAAATGTAGAATTTGATCCACTGGCAGATATCCGTGGACAGTATCGTGATGGAGTAGATTACTGATGGCAAAGAAGACCCCAGAAATTGAGTACAAGTACAGCGAAGATCGCATCCTCAATGAATTGAAAGAGTACGTTGACAAGACGTATGGCGAGCACTACGCCAAGAACAAGTTTCAGGCAACCGAGTTTATCATTGACGGTGGCCACGGCGAGGGTTTCTGCCTCGGTAACATCCTGAAGTATACCCAGCGTTATGGCAAGAAGGCAGGCAAGAACCGTGCTGACTTGATGAAGGTTGTACACTACGCAATCATCGCACTCCACGTACATGACCTGGAATCAGACGCCGAGTGAAGATCTGGAGTCATGCTATCCCGCGCGACCTTTGTGACAGGTTAGTGACTTGTTACGAGGGTCATAAGCACAGGGCGATTAAGACCGATACCTCTGCGCGTAAAGACGCTGCGTTGTACCTGCGCTCTGTAGCACCAGCGATGGTCAAAGAGTTTGAACCAATCCTGTTGGATCGTGCGCGCGAATACTTTGCCGAGTTTGGTAGCGAGACTCTCATCACAGAGAAACTGTTTAAGAACATCACGTACAAAGTTCAGAAGTCCACGAAGGGTGGCGGGTTCACCGCTCCTCATTTCGAGCAGACCCCGAGCAACCCTAACAGGTTTGCTGTATGGATGGCATACCTGAACAGCACCGAAGACTCAAGCGGTAGGACAGTGTTCCCGAAGCAGGAGAAAACTGTCACACCACAGATTGGTAAGTTGGTAATCTGGCCAGCAGGTTACACTCACCCCCACTTTGCTGGCGAGTTGTTCTGTGACAAGTACACCATCACTGGGTGGTTTGAATACGATGCTGACTGACGTTGAGTTTATAGATCCATTCCCAAAGACGTTCCAGATTCTAAAGTGCCAAGTCGACCTACCCCATGAGGAGATCGCCCAGTGGTGCAGGGATATGCTGGCGGGTTTCAATGGTGACTACACCTCGTATTTCTGGTTGGAACTAAACGACCACAAACTGAAGAACCGTGCAGATTGGTATCCTCGTTTTGAGGAGTTGATGATCCAAGGAGCAGAAATGTTCCTCAGTAACATCGGTGTAGAAGTCGAACCAGAACGCCACCGTAAGTTCGGTGCTTGGTGGTCTGTCTATAAGGAAGGCGACCGTCATACGACACACAACCACCCCAAGGCATTAGTTGCTGGCACGTATTACCCACACGCGAGTCCAACGGCGACCAAGATCCGATACCGCTCTCCGATGGCACCTATCATCACCATGTCCGAACTTAGGAACGAAGGCAGTCAGTTGTACGACGTGAAACCTACGACGGGAATGGCAAACTTCTGGTCACCTTGGTTGGACCACGAAATTCTCCCCCAAGGTCCAGTTGAGGAAGGCGATGAACGTGTTGCCATATCCTTCAACTACGGACGATTCTCCTAAGTTATTGATTCTATTCACCTTTTCAAACTTTGCCTTTGTACGCGGATTCCGCATATAATATGTACATAGTATGAAAGGAATGAAAATGTTAACTGTAATGAAAGATACCACTTACCAAATCTCTGTACAACGTTGGGGCAAGATGCGCTCCGAAACGCTCCGTAAAAAGGAGTTCCCTGAAACCTTCCGTATGCAAGGTGATGTAATTTTCATCGATGTCAACGGCGAGCAGCGTCCTGCTCTTATCACAAAGGTAATGCATTAATGAGATACTTACTCGAAGCACGTGATCAAATCAATGCTGAGATCACTTGGGCAGATACCCACCAATCTGAGGAAGCAGTTGCTGGTTTGATCGCCGCACTGAATATCGTCGAAGACCTGATCGTTGAGGCGGGTCTTGTTGATCCAGCAAACGCGGCGATCCTTGCCGATGCGGGACACGTAGCATGAGTGCCGATGCATCAGTCTGGTTAGTGACCTACAAGGGTCAGTGGGATGGTAGCAAGATGGAAGGTGAGTCACCATACACCTTCATGGCATTCAGCGCGAGTCAAGCGTTGTCTATGCTGATCGAGTTGGAAGAGCAATACCCTGACCGCATTTGGTCTATCGAAGAAAAGGACGTTTCATGAAGCACGGTTCAATGACACACGACTTCACTGGTCGAAAGATTAAGAAGAAATCACCCAAGGGTGAAGTGTTCGAGAAGTATACACCGCGTCCTTTCGAGGAGAAGAAAGTGTCGGCGAGTCAACCGTACCGACGTGACTCAGATCAACCAGAGATTTCTTCTGTAGATCTGGGACCACCTTGCGTCAACTCTGCGCCAGAGCGTAAAGAGTATACAGGCACCCTCGTTACTGGCATCGCTACGATGCACAAGAGTAACGCTGTGCCAGTCATCAACCAAGAACAGGCGACTGAAATCGCCAACATGAGGAGATCATAGTGAAAGGTGTTTTTGAAAACCTTATCGAAGCGAACGGTTCACTGACAGGTGTAATCGTTAATTTAACTGAAGCGCATGCTGGTGCACGTGCACAGGGGATCGACATCGACGTATCCGCGTTGAACGATTGCCTAGATGCCGCACAAGCAGCAACTGAGATCATTTCAGATATGATTGCCAAACTTGAGGATGCACCCTGCTACTTGGAGTCTGGTGAATGAAGAAAGTTCTGAGTTTCGTATTGGGGTGGGGCGAGCGAGTGTTCGTTCTCATCTCACAGTCAGGTAATGCACTGCTCTTGTTCGGTAACCCAGACGAGACCATCTCGGCAAGGTGCTACCGCCACCGCAACGACCCCTACTGGGACAAGGCACATGACTTTGTCAACAAGGTGTTCTTCTGGGAAGAGGACCACTGCTACAAGAGTCATGTCAAGGACTTGTACTTTGCCAGCGAGATACTCAGGCAGGGCGAGGGCGCAGTATAAATAACTGCGCATCTAACAGAGGAATTTATCATGGATAGTGACCAACAACCAGTAATCAAACTGCGTATGCAAAAGGTGGAGGAACTTGCTCCAGGTGCTTTGTTCGCAGTAGAAAAACTCTCTGCTCATTTCAAGCAAGAGGCAATGGCAGCACACGATGCCTATGGACGAATCTACTTTATGTGGACGTTCGAACAAGACGAAGACCCTGTACAGGTTCACATGCTTCAGACGGTACAACTGTCTTGGGCACTGGGCGTGGCAGACTTCGGACACGATGGCGAACTTGCCCGCAAGTGGCGCAAGGCGAACAAGAACACGTTCAAGACCGCCAAGAAGACATTACTCAAGACCGAAGGTATTGATGTTGTCTACGAGAAGCACGACTCGTTCGCTGGCGAATGAGTTGACTTTTAGGACTCCATGTATAGAATAGAGTTCGAACATTATTGAGTTATGTATTATGAGTGATAGAAAAGTATTCAACCTAGACCTGATCGAGTTACCCAAGATCAAACGTGTAAACATCGATGGCAAGCGCCACTATGTCCGCGAAGATGGCGAGGTGGCGATGCCGTACCCTTCCGTGACCACAGTTACTTCTTCCTGTAAGAAGTTGCAGGCAGGACTGGCGCAGTGGCGTCGCCGTGTCGGTAAGGAAGAGGCACAGAAGATATCCACGCAAGCATCCCAGCGCGGTACTTCCGTCCACCAGTTGATTGAAGACTATTGCTCAAACACAGAGACAGAAGGCACCGTAATGCCTAACGCTCGCGAAATGTTCACCCGCCTACGCGATGTTGCTGATGAGCACATCGACAATATTCGAGTCATCGAAGGACTGATGTACTCCGACCACCTACGCACAGCAGGCACTGTCGATATGATTGCAGAGTTCGATGGTGTTCTCTCAGTCATTGACTGGAAGACTGCTGCTCGCCGTAAGACCCGTTCAAAGATCTACAATTACTTCAAGCAGGAATCAGCATACGCTGTGATGTTCGAAGAGATGACGGGCATTCCCGTAACCCAACTAGTAACAGTAATCACTTCTTCAGAGGGCGACTCACAGGTGTTTGTTGAACACCGCGACGAGTGGGTTCCTGAATTTATTAAACTAAGGGATGATTATGAAGCGCAAAACTCCGTTGAGTAGAGTAAGTCGCAGGACTCTTAAGATAGTCCACCGACCTAAGACAGAATCCCTTCTGGGGTATTGGATCGCCGAAGTATGGTATGATGGCGATGCTAGACCTGTAGGATACAATGAGGATCCATATCAGGCGCAGGGGGACGTCCCCGACGAACTGTACGAGGACGTCTGTTCGATGATGAACGCATTCGACTCAGAACCTTTGAGTCTCGACTACGTTGATTATCTAATTACTAGGAAACAGGAAACAGGAAACTGACTGTTAATATTATGAATAGAAAAGTGATCCTAACCGACTGCGATGGAGTGCTGTTGGACTGGGAATATGCATTCGATCAATGGATGCGAAGACACGAGTTTATGCCAACACAAGAACCTATTGCAGCGGCATATAAAATGGTTGAACGATACGAAGATGTCTGTGAGAAAGACATGAACAGACTCATCCGAATGTTCAACGAATCAGCGGCAATGCGTAAGTTGCCACCCATGAGGGATGCGATTAAGTATGTTCGCAAACTTCATCAGGAGCATGGATATATATTCCATTGCATCACATCAATGAGCACAGATACTTATGCGCAACACCTGCGTAAAAAGAACCTGTGTGAGATGTTTGGTCCTTCTGTCTTTGAAGACTATATCTTCTTGGACTGCGGTGCTGACAAGGACGAAGTTCTTGAGAAGTATCGTGACACTGGTTGTTGGTGGGTTGAAGACAAACCACAGAACGCCGACGTTGGACTTGAGGTTGGACTGAGGAGCATTTTGCTCGAGCACGACTTCAGTCGCGACTACAGTGGGGGCGCATTTGTTGCTCCAGACTGGAAGACGATCTATAAGAAGATTGTATCTGGTTAAAGTCATCAGGGGAAACGAAAGGGTATGACTGCGAAGGATCGGAGTGAGGACTGATTCTTGAAAGGCGATAGCGGGGTCGCAGTCAAAAAAAAGGGGACATCATGTCCCCCGTAGAAAGTGCTTCCTTGCGTCTTCTTATGCTAGGTTGCAAGCATTGGAGACCTCATCGCGAATATTATGTGACAATGGTTTCAGTTATATCCCTTCCTTGAGATGTTCTACTCTCTCCTCGAGTCTTCCAACTCGGTCATGCATCATAGACGTTAAGTCTTTAATATCATCCGAGTTTTCGTGGACTCGCTGCTCGTATGCGGAGGACGAGTTAAGTTTTGCTTCTAACTGACTGTCAACATAATTTAGAACGCCGAAAATTGAAGAACCCATGACACCAAGAAAACCGACGATACCAGAGATCACTGCCCCTATAGGGAAGGGACGAGAATTCATTTCGAGCAAATGACTCTCAATCCTGTCTATGTTATCTTCTACTTGCCTCAAGTCTTGCTCATTATTCTTGATGCGACCTTCATGGGTAAACATCTTGGTTTCAACTTCGGAGATGCGCTCATTAGGCATTAAAACCTCCTGTTGCAGTGTGAACATGGCACAGCAATAATAAATTTGTTCACCACGTCACTGTAAGTATTTAGGAGCAAACACCGCCTAAACCTCGCGTTTCGCGAGGAAATCGTAACTTATTGATTTTACAGGGGTTTTGAAACTTTGCCATTGCACCCTTTTCCGCGTATAATATCTCTTGTAAGATAAGGAATTGGATATGACTACTGATACTCACACATTCTATACCGCCGTTATTAATAGGTCTACAGGGTTCGTCAAGATCTTCTGGGGTCCAAACCACCACAAGCGAGCAGTCGCTTACATTGGAGCATAAAATGACAATCGAAACTAGGTTAAAACTCGTCGCTACCGCTGGGGTGATCTTCATCGCTTTGGCAGGCGCTAAGGCGTTTGCTCAGGAGACCGTTACCGTAACTGTTCCTGCTAACACCACTATTGTCGAAGTTGACTCAACTCACTGTGAACCAATCTACAACGAGTCGACTGGAAGTCTGTACGTTCCCCGATGCTGGCACCAAAAGCAGAAGGAAGCAGAAGCAGGACCAGTCGAGCGTATCTTCGACCGTTCAGTTACTCGCGCGGGCGAGGAAGTTGAACAGTCAGTTCAGAACGGCATCGACCGAGTCATCTACGACCTTGGCAAGAAGATAGAGAAAGCAACCTGTAGTTCGGGGTGTTAAGATGCATATCTACTTTACAAGGACTGTACCAAAGTATATGCGACTCTACGCCCACTTTGCGGCGAAGCAGTTAGGCGTTGACGAATTGCGAGGAAGCATTGACGTTCACCTAAGTAAAGGAACCATAGAAGGCAACTCGTTTGGGTTGTGTTGGGGTGACAACCGTGAGGCAGAGATCCTCCTTGGTTCCCGACAATTTGGTAAGGCGATTACTCAGGAAGATAAACTCAAGACACTTGGTCACGAGTTAGTTCATGCGCGTCAGTATCTACGAAGGGAACTCATTCCCCATGGCGACAGTCTCGACGAGTGCGTGTGGAAGGGTAAGAAGTGCACGTTCGACCCGAAGGACGAGAGCAACCAACCTTGGGAACTCGAGGCGAGTGAATGGGAAGAGACCCTGTACACTGCTTGGGAATCAATACTGGAAGCGGGGTCGATGCGGTTGGACCTACTTGCTGATATTTTATCGGAGGAACCTTTCTCGAATGTATAAATAGAATCATTACGGGAGGGACTATGCCAGTTTTTAAAACCAGAGACGACCTGAAGATAGAACTCGACAAATGCGGATACAAAGACCTCGCCGATGGTAAGACCAGCAAGGCAGTTGTGGTCCAGTTGCCGAAGGGCGGCGACCGCGAAGGTTCCCTCCGAGAGATCGAGAAGAAACTCAAGAAGTTTGGGGCGAAGTATAACCCAACAGGTGGACAGTCGTCTGTCGGTCGAACCGAGTGCACTGGTTCCTACTTTATCGAATGTAAGATCAAAGGCGGTGGTGGATCAGGAGCAGGTTCCGACATCACCGAACTCGCCGAGAGCGCGCAATGCGTTTACCTTGCGGCGAAATATAAGAAGGGTCAATACGACCACAAGACACTCGCAGACGTTAAAGCACACTACGACGTTTCCGACACCCTCAAGCGAATCAACGAGAAGATTACCGACGACTGGGTGGATTCATCCAAACTCGGTGCCGATATGATCGCGAAGAACTTCCCGAACTCAGGCAAGAACTATGTTGCTCACCGTGGATCCCGTTGGGTCGACGCGCTCGAAGCACACTGGAAGAAACTCAACAACGAAGCAGGCAAACCGTTCACCAACCTGAACAAGTGGTCCCCTGCTGACATGTACATCGTTTCCGCAAAGGGCAAGACGATAAACCTACTCAAAGCAAAGACTCTTGTCGAACTCAACACCATGATGCTGGACGCATATAAGTCCAAGGACATCGTTGGTATCTCCCTGAAGAAGATGCGCGGCACTGCTATATTCAAAGAACTAAACATCACCCGCGAACGCAAGACCTACGAGTTTGATTCAGCAACCACTGGTCTGCGTGGGTTCTTCCAATCGGGCGACGGATACATCATGTTCAATGGTGGTAAGGCACAATTCCGTAAGTTCGGTTCTACTTGGCAGGGCGAACTCAAAGGCAAGAACGCAAACATGGGCAAGGTATCAGGCGGTCCAGTTGGCGGGTTTGTTAAAGAATACTTTGGCGTGGATCTTATCCCTCAGCGCGAACTGTCAGTGGCAGACGACGAGACTATCGATAAGTTCTACGAGTGGTACACCTTATGTGATGACACACCTAAGTTAGACAAGTATGACTTCTACAAGGAAGTGAAAGAGAAGGACATGAATTGGTTTGTATCCAAAATCATGACCACCCAGTTAATGGCGATTGTCGCACAAGCAACCAAGAAACAGAGAGACGCGTTCACATCAGGTATGGTAAACTATGCTGCATCTGAATCCGTGCTCTCTGGACCATACGCAAAGGTAATGTAATGGAATCTTTCTTTACACACGAAGTTCTCTCTGAGCAGAAGAACACTCACATGACCCACATCGAGGACAAAGTCCTGTATGGTGGGGTAGAGGGTACACGCGAGGCGATCAACGCTCTACGCGGTTTAAGAGACATGCTCCAAGGGAAGCACAAGGGAGACGTGTCCGTAAAGTGGGACGGTGCCCCTGCGATCTTTGCTGGTACTGATCCGAGCGACGGTAAGTTCTTTGTCGCCAAGAAGGGCATCTTCAATAAGAATCCAAAAGTCTACAAGACAAAGAAAGAAGTCGACGCTGATACATCAGGCGACCTGAACACTAAGATGAACGCGGCACTGGAAGAACTTCCTGCGCTCGGCATCAAGGGTGTCATTCAGGGAGACTTCCTGTTCGGTCCAGGTGACGTAAGCAACAAGAAGATTGGTGGTGAATCATTCACTACCTTCCACCCAAACACTATCGTGTATGCGCTTCCAGTCAAGAGCGAAGCAGCGAAGGAAGTAAGGCAGGCGCGTATCGGTATCGTGTGGCATACAACTTACAAGGGCGACTCTTTCGATACGATGAAGGCGTCCTATGGCGTGAACGTCAAGGGACTGCGCAAGACTAAGAAGGTTTGGTCACAAGACGCTATGCTCCGTGACGTGTCCATTGCAACCCTCGACGAGAAGACAACAAAGAAGGTTGACGGTTACTTGTCCACTGCTGGTACTCTGTTCCGCAAGGTTGCTGGTTCAACCCTACGACAGTTGGAAGCGAACCCTGAGTTGGCGCAATTGATTGAACAGTACAACAACACGTTCGTCCGTAAGGGTGCTATGCTCCCAGACTCGCGTCGTCACGTTGTCGGTCTACAGCGTTGGTTGACTGACCGCTACAAGAAGGAAATGGCGAAGCGCAAGACGGACGTTGGTAAGAAGGCACAACAGGCGAAGTTAAACGCTATCCTCGCTTTCTTCAGTAAGAAGAACACTGCGGCACTCATTGCTATGTTCGAATTACAAAGAAATATTGTACTGGCAAAATTAATCCTTATAAATAAACTGAACGACCTCGCAGGAATAGGTTCGTTCGTTAAAACAAGTAAAGGTTATAAAGTGACGGGTGCAGAAGGATTCGTCGCGATCGATAAACTTGGTGGTGATGCGGTGAAATTGGTTGACCGTATGGAGTTTTCATACAACAACTTTTCGCCCGATGTTCTGAAGGGATGGGATAAGTCCTCCAGAAACTAATATATAATGGCATAAACCTAGGAAATAAAAATGGAAAAGAATAACAGCAATATGCCTGTTGACCTCGGCAAGGTCGAACCGACTGATCCAGTCGGCGAGTTGAACAACTCGAACATGCCACAGAATCTTTCGTTCAAAGATTTCATGACCGTGGACTATACTTATGGCGGGATGCCAGAGTTGATCGCCCACAACGCCAAGAAGCGCCACCGTGGTATCGTTGGTGAGTCGGTTGAAGAGGATCTGGAAACAGAGGCACTCTCCCACTCACAGCGCATCAAGGCATCTATCCGCATGAAGAAGATGGCGAAGCGTATTAAGATCGCTCGCGATCGTGCCATGCGCCGTTCCCCTGATATGAAGACTGTCC